ATAATAGCGCACAACCCGACATCGTTAAAAATGCGAAGGGCGGGAATTACAAAGTCCGATAGCTCAAAATATTTGTAACCCGCAAACGTGTTATGACCTGACTTTTTAAGCGGTAAAGCATGGAAGGCAACTCGTGCCTCATTGATTTTTTTATGCACTGGCATTGTGGTATCTCCTTTTATTTGCCAAACCCCTTGTAATCAATTCGCATAAGATTAAAAGCTCTTTTTATTATCAGCCGAAAGAAAGTTTAATATGACCACTGTTCAACAAACGATTGCCGACTTTTTTACCGTAGCAAAGCTGCATAAAATCAGGGCTTACCAGATAGCCAACGAAGCTGGCATTACCCGTGTCACGCTATCAAACTGGAAGACTGACAGGTGCGAACCAACTCTGGCTGCATGGCTGCAAGCTAATGACGCACTAGACCGTTTGCTTGAGCAAAAACTAAACGCATGAAACGCTTTGGCAAGTATCGGGCAATTAAGTCGCAGTGCAATGCTGGTCATACCCATGACAGCAAACGCGAGGCTATCAGGTGCAACGAACTGCATTTGCTGCAAGATGCTGGCGAGATAACTGAGTTGACCATTCACCCGCAGTATTGGTTCGTCATCAATGGTAAGCAGCTAAAGCACGCCAATGGTCGGCGCGTTGGTTACAAATCTGACTTTGAATATATCGAAAACGGTATGCTGGTCACTGAGGACGTAAAAGGGGTAATGGTTCGGGATTGGCCTTTGCGCCGCGCTGTCTTTATGGCGCTATTCCCTGAACACATTTTGCGCGAAACAAAGTAAAAAAATGGGTGACCTAAGCCACCCAAGTTTGTTTGGTAAGGAGAATACCAAAGCCGTTAATACGCTATCAGCGTATCATCGGTCAATGCTCGATAAAAATCGCTTTTATAAATCACGGAATGCGGTTATGAAGAGCAAGCGGGGAGTGCCCAAGAGAGGAAAGGCACTCAACCCGCTCTAACAACGCCTAGTAAGGAAAGGCATCGCTGTAATGACTACTACACGCCACAGAACCATCACGCAAGGTTTTGCGTTATGAGTATAAAATTAATGACAGCAGTATGGGATAGGGAAAACCTATCATCTACGCAAAAGCTTGTTCTGCTAGCTTTAGCAGATTGGGCAAACGACGAAGGTTTATGCTGGCCTTCTATTGAGCGCGTTGCAAAAAAATCATCATTGAAAAAAAGGGCAGTCCAACTGGCGATTAGGTCGCTTGAGGAAACGCACTTTATTCGCCGTGAAGAAGTCATTGGCAAGGGCAATAAGTATTGGATAAACATACCAGTGCACGAAATGCACCCGTGCATTAAAGACACACCACCCGTGCACCAGATGCATGAGACCCGTGCACCAGATGCACCCAATACATTAATTATACATCAATTAAACACCAAGTGTATAAAAGAGCCGCTTCCCGATTGGATGCCAATAGATGCTTGGCAGGGTTGGGTGGATATGCGGAAGCAACGCAAACGCCCATTAACTGACAGGGCAACCAACAGAGCAATTAACAAGCTGGATGCCATTAGAGCCAAGGGCAATGACATCGCGGAATTGCTAGACCGTTCGACAATCAACGGCTGGCTAGATATTTACGAGCCGAAAGGAACGCAAAATGCAGGAAATAGTGCCAAGCCAACAGAGCCAACCAACCCAATGGTTAGAGCCGTCATTGCCAGCCAAGCTAGACGAACTGCTGATGAGCAGCGACCTACCGACGATTGGGCCTAAGTCGGCAGAGATACTACAGCAATTTGTAGATGCTGCCAGACCACCTATGCCAGAGCGTGAACAAGTTGAAGTCATGATTGCCAAGCTATCGCTTGCGACTGCTAACCAGAAGCGCAGCGTTGACGAAGAAGCAGAGCGGCTGGAACTATACTGGCTCACCCTTCGAATTTACCCGCTGGTTGATTTACGCAGCGCGTTTCTAAAGCTGCTACGAACTTGTAAGTTTATGCCAACGCCAGCCGAAATTGATGCGGTTGTGCAAGACGAAGGTTATGAGCGCCGCCGCAGGATAAATCGTGCCAAGCATCTATTGATGATACATTACCGCGAATACATAGAGCCACAGGAATATGTGACCGCAAAAGAATTGGAAGATTTGAAGAAGAACCTGCAAATTGGTCAAGGATAGCCCAAGCGCAGCCACAAGGCTTATGTGCGACCTGATGCGCTATCAATATGGACGGCTGACAATGGATGACATACGCAAGCATTGGGCTAAGGGGCAGTATGCAGGAGCGCCAGAGGCATGGGCGCTGGAAGCCATAGCGCACGCAAGGCGGCAGAAATAAAAATGGCCCCACCAGTTAAGGCAGGGCCATGTTTTTTATAATGTTACTGGCTGATTGTGTTTCTTAGCCATTTCTTCAGCATAAAGTGCATCTGCTTGCTGCGTGGCTTTCTTTGCAGCGCACTCATACCGCATAGAGCGACTGTGACCAAGTGAGGCTGCTGCGCCAGCGTTATATGCATCCGCCGCCAGATACAAAATCTGTGCAACAGTGCTAAGACAGTAATTGTTTTTATATTCGGATTTTTCAATCTGCTCCAATTTTGCATTGGCAGACTTAACCAACAGGTCACCGACATCTTCCCCTGTGCTGGGTGTTATGCGGTCAACTGTCTTAAGCGTGAAATATCGCATGGTATTCTCCTATTCAATTTTCAAAGAGCGGGGCTTGGCCCCATCAACAACCTTTTGCTGCTGACAAAAGCCTTATACCAAGGTTCAAACATAATGTCAAGAGGTTTTTTCATATCAAATAAAAATGCATTAAAATGAAAAAAGGTGTTGACAGGATAATTAGCCGCTCATATAAGGGGACATCAGCAAGGGGCAGCGCCCCGCCACATAAGGAAACGACAATGGCTTACAAAATTCATCTTCTTGTTTCGGTAAAAGGCAAGACTGCTTGCAACTCCAACGCAATTGGTAATGGCAAGATGATTTTTAACTCGCGCAAAGCAATGGAATTTATTCCTGATAACTACAAAGTAAACCCAGACGATTTTCGCGCTGCACCAGCTTCTGACCGCTGCGCTCATTGCAGTGACAAGTTTCTTGAAACAATGAACCGCCGCCGTAAAATCAATGGCAAACCATTGTATGCGAATGTATGGACTAAAGAGCTAGCATAAACCCAACGGGGGCTTAAGCCCCCACCCAGCAGAGGTTAAGCCTCGCCAATACGGAGAAGTAAAATGATTATATTTGCGGGTAATTACGTTAAGACAAAAACGGATGGTGCATGGCATTTAGTGCGGAACATAGACGCTAATATGCTGCTCCTGCTAGACAATGGCTTCCTAGCCTACGCAGATGACAGCCACATTGAGCAATGCCTTTCTGCTGACCAATACAAAGATTTTGTCAACTACACCAATATGCGTATTGAAACTGATGAATACAACAAACGTGCTGATGCTCGCCGTCAGGCATGGGTTGATAAGGAGTTTGCAGCATGAGCCAGAACCTTACAAACCTAGCGCAAGCAGCTATCGACGCTCTAAACGCTTACAACGCAGAGCATAAGCGCCAGAAAGCCCAATGGGTAGCATCGCGCTACGCTATGGCTTTTAACGGCAACGCTTTTGGCATTAGTGATGAGCAAGAGATTGAACTGCTAACCGCTATTGTCGATTATGACGAAGACCCTGCTGGCACATTGCAGGAACTGGCATTTGAGTTTGAAGATGACGCTAGCGCAAACGAAGCGGATTACCGCTATGAAGAAATGCGTAGCCGTGAATTGTTAGAGGGTTAAGGATATGCAAATGTTTGAAGATGATTTCATGTGGGAAGAAGAAGAAATAGTGCTTGTTGACAGTCGCGGCATGACGCCAAGGCAATCAAATATGATGGAAATGGAGGCCATTGCTAAACAGTATGGCTACACAGCAGAAGACATAATAGGTAAGAACCGCATAAAAAAGCTTGTTGCAGTGCGGCGCAAATGCGCTGTAATGCTGCGTGAAAAGGGCTACTCTACTACAGAGATTGGACGTATTATGAACCGCGACCACAGCACCATTGTTCATTCCCTGCAAAAGAGCAGGACAGAGGCATGACCCCCGACAAGCTTAAACTGGCCCGTTACCGCATGGGCTTTAGCATAAACGACATGGCCGCTGCATTGCGCCTATCGGAAGCTAATGGCGGCACAACCATTCGCAAGATGGAAGCTGGCAAGATAAACATCACTGGCCCGATAATGGTTGCTGTAGATGCTATGCTTAAGGGTTACGACCCGTTTGGATATGGTGAGGAGGAGATGATTGATGGCGGATATTAATTCACATCAAGTCGGTGGTGACCATTACGCATCAAAGGCGGTTCAACCTTGGGATGCAATGGAAGCATGGATGACAAAAGAAGCATTTGCTGGCTATCTGCACGGTAATTGTATAAAATACTTAGCAAGGTATCTCGACAAGAACGGGGTGCAAGACCTAAAGAAGTGCCAGCACTACCTTGCCAAGCTAATTGAGATTGAGGATGGTAAAAAGATTATAGATGACACTGCCAAAAAGGACGATGGCAAGGTGGGTTATCGTAAGCCACCAATACATAGTCGCTTTAAGGCTGGGCAGTCGGGCAATCCAAAGGGCCGTCCTAAAGGTAAAAGCAGTGCCGCTAAGTTGATTGAATTTGAAAGCGCATGGAAAATTATGGCAGAGAATATCCTACAATTTCAATCGGGACGCGAAGCCGCTATAAACGGATTTAAGCGTGACGAACGGCGCAGCAAAGATTGGCTGGAAGGCTATGACCAAGTGAGGGCAGAAACCAATGATTGATGCACCCAAGGTTGAACAGCGCAGCGTTGCGGAGTTAATCCCCTATGCAGCCAACAGTCGAACCCACAGTGACGCACAGGTGGCGCAGATAGCGGCAAGCATTAAAGAATGGGTTCTGATTGGCGATTATGCCGTATCAAAGTGTGGCGTCATTATTTCATTGCCTCATGAATATAAAAATCGGTGGGGCGGCACTTCCGTTAGGGCCGCTAAAATATTGTCGCAATGTAACGACAAAGATGGTTACAAGCTAACAACCATGAGGCGTTTAGATTGGACAAAAAACGGACAAATTAGGGTGCATAGGTTGGTCGCCCATTGCTGGATTGGCCCATGCCCCGAAAACATGGAAGTTAATCATATTGATGGCAACAAGGCTAATAATAGCGCCAGCAATTTAGAATATGTTACATCAAGCGAAAACAAGCGCCATGCTGTATCGACAGGGTTGGTAAAAATGGGCGCAAAGCATCATAACACTAAGCCCATCAAACTAACAAATGGCAACGAAGTCATTATTGCCTATGGGTGCGCTGATTTAATCAAAAACGGATTTAGGCCACAATCAATTCACGCCGTTGCAAATGGCAATAGAAAATCATGTTATGGATGGAAGGCAGAATATGTCTGAATTGCAAGTTGTATATCGAAGCGTTGCAGAACTTATTCCATATGCGTCTAATAGCAGGACGCATAGTGACGCGCAGGTCGCTCAAATTGCGGCAAGCATAAAGGAATTCGGATGGGCGAGCCCTATTCTGATTGATGGCGACAATACCATTATTGCGGGGCATGGGCGATTACTGGCAGCACGAAAGCTTGGCATGGAAGAAGTGCCAGCCATTATCCTTGACCATTTGACCAAGGCACAGCAACGCGCCTTAGTGATAGCCGACAACCAACTTGCCCTAAACGCAGGGTGGGACATGGATATGCTGAAGGCGGAGATTGAAGACCTAAACCTAGAAAACTTCAACTTAGAGCTATTAGGCTTTGATGACGATTTTCTGGATGGATTGCTAGAGACAGCGCCATCGGGGGGAAGGACTGACGAAGACGCTGTTCCTGAAGTGCCTGAAACACCAAAGACAGTGTTGGGTGACGTCTGGGTGATGGACAAGCATAGACTAATGTGTGGAGATAGCACAAGCATTGATGATGGTGAAAAGTTAATGGATGGCTTATTGGCAGACTTAGTTTTTACTGACCCGCCATATAATGTCGCCTATTCAGGTAGGGGCGCAAACAATCTTGGAACCATCAAAAATGATGATATGTCGGCAGAGGACTTTGAGCAATTTTGTAGGGATGTATTCTCAACATACAATGCAATAATGAAGCCATTGGCTTGTATTTATGTATGCCACCCTGACAGCGCATCTGCACCTAAAATAGCATTTGAAAAGACATTTGCTGAACAGTTTAAAAAATCATCAACAATTATATGGATGAAGCAATCTGCTGGTATGGGATGGCAAGACTATCGCGCCCAGCATGAGCCTATTTTGTATGGGTGGAAAGAAGGCAAGGGAAAGCATTTTAACTCTGGAGATAGGACAAAGACATCTGTTTGGAAAATAGGCAGGGATGCTCAAAGCACTTACGTTCATCCAACCCAAAAGCCAGTTTGCTTACCAGAAGAAGCAATTATGAATAGCAGCAAAGGTTCAGACTGCGTTGTAGACTTGTTTGGTGGAAGCGGCTCAACCTTAATTGCCTGTGAAAAAACAGGGCGTGTTAATCGTAGCATGGAACTAGACCCAAAATACTGTGACGTAATCATTAAACGCTGGCAGGACTTTTCTGGTAAGGTAGCCATTCACGCAGAGACGGGTGAGAAGTTTGATGCCTAAAGCTATTGGGGATGAGATGGTTAAGCAAATCATCTCCATGCGCTCTAATGGCGTTCTCATTAAGGTTATTGCTTATGAGCTGCAGATTTCACGGCAAACAGTTGGTAAGTATCTTCTGAAGCATGATATGTTAGTGAAGTCACCAAGCGGACGCAGAAAGCATAAAAACCGCCAGTGCATTCACTGTAATGAAATTCAAGTAGTTTCAGTTAGGACGCACAATCAAGTCTGTCGCTCCTGCGAGGATAACAGAAAGCGTGGGCTTTGGGATAGAAGCAAAGAAGTTATAGAGGTAAGTTATGGCGCAAGATAAACTAACCGCAAAGCAGGAAGCATTCGCTCAAGCTATAGCTGATGGCATGGGACAAGCAGACGCATATCGCTTCGCATATGATGCTGAAAACATGAAGGATGAGACCGTTTACCCTAACGCTTCGCGGCTAATGAATAACAGCAAGGTGGCAGCAAGGGTAAGCGAGCTAAAGTCGCAGGTGGTTGAAAAGCAGCTATGGACACGGGAAATGTCCGTAAAGGGCTTAATGAGCGCATATCGGATTGCATTGGAGGCTAAGACCTCAACAGGCATGACGGCTGCTGTAAAAGAGCTAAACATCATGCACGGCTTTAACGAACCAACCAAAGTGGCTGTAAATATGCACTTTAAGCCCATTACGGATGAAGATTGGCTTTGAACTTTACGGATAGCCAGAAAGCGTTTGTTTTTAGCCAAGAGCCATTCCCTGCCTTTGTCGGGGGATTTGGTTCGGGAAAGACTGCTGCTGGCATCGCACGCATAATACGGCTCAAGCGTTACTGCCCATATCAGGATGTAGCATATTACCTACCGACATATCCGCTAATTGAGGATATTGCGTTTCAACGCTTCCCTGCGCTTTTTGAGCGGCACGACATTCCATTTAAGCTAAACCAGCAAAAGGCGGTTATGGAAACGCCACTGGGCCGCATAATCTTTCGCAACATGGAACAACCTGACCGCATCGTTGGTTATGAGGTTGCACATAGCGTAGTAGATGAGCTTGATACGCTGCCTATCGAAAAGGCCCGTGCAGTTTGGAATAAGATTATTGCCCGTAACCGCCAAAAGGCATTTACGGTATCTGGCAAGCCTGTTCAAAACACCGTTGGCGTAGCGACAACTCCAGAAGGCTTTCGCTTCGTCTATGACCGCTGGGTAAAGAACAAGGCAGAGGGCTATGCGCTTTATAGGGCCAAGACCGCAGACAACGCTGCAAACCTTCCTGCCGATTACATTAAGAACCTACAGAACAGCTATTCGTCAAGCTTATTGGCGGCATATCTGGATGGCGAATTTGTTAACCTTACGGCTGGTAGCGTCTATCCAGAATTTGACCGCAAACTAAATTATACCCTTGAGCGCATACAGCCAAGAGAAAATTTGCATATCGGGCTAGACTTTAACGTGAACAACATGAGCGCCATTGTCTGCGTTATCCGTAACAACAACCCGCTGGCACTTGATGAGCTAACAGGCGTTAGAGACACACCAACGATGATTAGGGCGCTGCTAGAGCGTTACCAAGGGCATCAGATAACAGTTTACCCAGATGCGTCAGGCGGGGCTACCAAGAGCGTCAACGCCAGCTTATCGGATATAACCTTGCTGCGCTCTGCTAATTTTACAGTGCTTGCGCCTAATAAGAACCCAGCCGTCAAGGACAGAGTAATTGCGCTCAACCAAATTATTCACAATCAAGGCATAAGACGATTGCTGGTAAACCCTGACAAATGCCCTAACCTAATCGAAGGATTGGAGCGGCAAGCCTACAATAAATCAGGTGAACCAGATAAAACGGCTGGCCTTGACCACTTAAACGATGCCATTGGCTATTTTATTGCGTATAAGTATGCTATTGGTAGAGGAACGGTTTCCTTCGCTCAAATATCTGGGGTGTAAATGTCTGTCTCCAACACGAACACCGAATACGATGCTAATCGCTTTAAGTGGAAGCGTTGCCGCGATGTTATATCTGGCCGCGATGCTTTAATCCAGAACTACGTTAGCAATACACGCTATTCTGGTAGCCTTTATAATCCGTCATTCGATACTAATAATTATCTGCCAAGGCTTACAGGCCAAACAGATGTTGAGTATATCACTTATCAAGAGCGTGCTGCTTTCTTTAACGCCAGCGCACGAACCCTAGATGCCTTCACAGGCATGATATTCTCTAAAGACCCAGTGTATAGACTGCCGACTGCCATTGAGCCTTACGCTAATGACATTACGCTTTCTGGTGATAACTTGCGTGAATTTGCGGAACAGGTTGTTGAGCAACAGATTGCCGTAGGTCGCGTTGGTATCATGGTTGATTATCCAGCCAATGCGCCAACCAACATTACGATTGCAGCAGCGGAAGCCTTAAACATTCGCCCGTTCTTGCGTTATTACACCGCTGAAAGCATCATCAACTGGCGCACTAGCTACATTAACGGCGCACAGGTTCTGACAATGGTTGTGCTTAAAGAAACCGTTGATGTTGCTGAAGATGAATTTACATCCAATCAGGTTGTGCAATACAGAGTGCTTGACCTTACGGAACAGGGCTATCGCGTGCGCGTTATGGATGACGCGCACGCGAAAGCCCAGTTCCGTAAGGTGAAGCA